TAAGCAATGGTTTTAAATTAAGAAATACACAAAATTGGAACTCTAGTGGTGGAACTTATATTTACTTAGCAATGGCAAAAAATCCCTTTCAATTCGCAACAGCTCGGTGATTAACATGATAGTTTTTTTAATAATACTTAAACAACAAGCTTACATACAAAGGAGAAAAATATGTGGGGTAAAATAGAAGCAGGAAATATAATACAACTTTATAACAATCCTGTAAATTTAACAGACGCACAAGGAACAGTATATCCAAAAAGTTATTTTCAAGATAATACTAAACTAGCTGAGTTTAGTGTTTATCCTGTAACTATGGTTAATAATCCACCTAGTAACACTGAATTATATTGGGATGGTGGTATTAATTATGCTTGGAATAGTGATGATTCAGTTATTGAAGGCACATATAGTTATACTGCTAAAAATATTGATGATGTAAATGAAGTATGGACACAATCAGAAATAGACAATGGAGAAGCACCTTCTGGAAAAAAAGCAAATGACGCAAAACTAGATGTAGACGGAAATCAGATAGTAACACTAGGATTAAAATCAACAATTATAGCACATATTAAAAGTCAACAAGCTTCTTTATTAAGCGAAACAGATAAATGGATAGTAAGAAAAGTTGAAAAAGATATTGATGTTCCTACAACTGTTACTACTTATAGAGATAATATAAGAACAGCAAGTGATACTATGATAACTGCCGTAAATGATGCTTCTACATTTGATGCCGTTAAACTTTTATTTAATAATGCTACTTATAATGATGATTTATCATTAAATACACCTTCAACACTTTATAATTTTCCTAGTGCACCACAAGGAATGCCAAAATAATGAGTGATGAGATAGCACATAAAGCATTAACTGCAATAGAGAAACACACCGCAGAGTGTTCAATGTATCGCATAGGGGTAAATGCTAGGTTAAAAAGGTTAGAGAGGGTTATATACACGTTTGTAGGGCTTGTAATAGCTGATTATTTTAAAATATTTAGTATTATAAAAGGAATAGCAGATGAAGTTATCTAAAAATTTTTCATTAGCAGAATTATGTAAATCACAAACAGCTACAAGAAAAGGTATTAATAATATTCCTGATAGTTCTTTTGACTCTGATATTATAGATAATTTAAAAGCTTTATGTCAAAATGTTTTACAACCTATTAGAGATAATTATAATGCACCATTTTCTCCATCTTCAGGTTATAGATGTCCAGAATTAAATACAGCTATAGGGGGATCAAAAACATCACAACATTCTAGAGGATTAGCAGCTGATATAGAAATAGCAGGTGTACCTAATGCAGTTCTGGCTCAATGGATAGAAGACAATTTAGATTACGATCAATTAATATTAGAATTTTATAAAAAAGATATACCGAATAGTGGTTGGGTGCATGTTTCTTATAATATAGAAGAATCTGCTCTAGTTAAGAATCGTAAAGAATCTTTAACCTATGATGGTAAAAAATATATGAAAGGATTGATTTACTAATGGCATTACCTTTAATTGGCGGATTACTTAGTTCTGTAGGAGATATCGCAGGAACATGGGTAAAAGGCAAAATGGAAGAAAAGAAAGCTCAAACAGAGATAAAAGTTGCAAAAGCTAAAGCAGAAGCCACTGTGTATGAGAAACAAGCTACAGGCGAGCTTGATATGGAGAAATCTCTTACAGAACAAATGGGTGGTTCTTGGAAAGATGAAGCATGGACAATATTTTTTATAGCTGTTCTTGCTTGTTGTTTTCTACCTTGGACTCAAGATGCTGTAAAAGAAGGTTTTATTTTTTTAGATGAAAGCACTCCAGATTGGTTTGCACATTGTATTTATATATCTATAAGTGCCAGTTTTGGTTATCGTGTAGGTAAAGGTGCTATAGGTGCTATAAGAGAAGCTAAAGGAAAGAATGTAATTGCTTCAAAGAAAGAAAAAAAAGAATCTGAATAATGCCTAGATTAAGCCATACCCAAATGAAAAGATTAACAGCTTTGGTTCGAGTTTATGGTTCAGAAAATATTGGTCAACTTTCTACCGAAGTTAAAACTAAACTAATATCAGAAGGTTATGCTGACGCAAATGGTCATGGTGATTTAAAGTTATCTGATAAAGGTATTAGTGAAATAGAAAGACTATCTAATATAATGGGGTTAATAAATAAAGAATCAGAAAAATAAAATTTTTTAAAAATGCGGTAGTAGTATATTAACGATGTTTCTCTTTTCAAGTCTACTACCGCATTAACTATGTCAATAGTCTATTTTAGAATAATTAAAAAAAACTATATTTCAAATAAAAAAAACAAAGTGATATACCTTGAGTTACTATAGTTATATGTAGCTTATGATGACTTATGATGACCTATGATGACTACCTAAATTGTGGACCACTAAACCATCCTACAACAGCCCATCTCTCTCCTTTGGTTATATTGGTTACCCTATGGGGAATAAAGCTACTGAAGGCTATTATATCGCCTTTATCAGCCTTAATTTCTTGTATGTTTTCCCCAAAGAACTGTAATTTACCACCTTCATAATCATTATTTAATAAAATAGACATACTTAACTTTCTATTACTAGAATCACCATTGCCAATATCTACATGCCAATCATATCCTATAGAACCTGCATTATATCTTAATAATTGTGGTCTTTCTATTAATCCAGATAAATTATATTCATAAATATTTTCGTTTATTGACCTAATTGTAGAAACTAATAACTCATCTACCCAAGTTTCTGATTGATGTATTCTCCATACGTCAACTTCTCTAATAGATACAACTTTTTTATTAGTTTTTGCAGGTGTTTGAATTTTACCTTTAGTGTGTTCAGATATTTTATGTAAATCTATAAATCTTTTACAACTTTTAGATGTAATATGTCCTGCATTACAAACACCATGAGAACCTCCTAATATTGGGGGTATAGCTAAATTCATTTATCTATTGTTGCAAATACAAATATTATGTTTTTTATTATATAAATATTCACAAGCTATTGCTATAGATGGTGATATCTTTTGCTTGCCAGATTCTATATAACTTATAGACATTCTAGTTTTTAAACCAAATAAATCAGCCACTTCTTGTTGATTGTAGCCCATTTGTTTGCGCCATTTTTTAAATTCTTCTTTTGTTTTAATCATAAATTATTTCCATTCACTATTTTTATTTTTTAATTTTTTAACTTGTTTTATTAATGTATCTTTTTTTAACCTTCTATCGAGTTCTACACCATGACCTCTGGCTAAAGTTTCTAATTCTTTTTTTGTCATGTTTTCTAGTTTCTTTTTTGTTTTAGATTTTGTTTTTGGTTTTTCTGGAACAAACCAATTATTCAACCATTCAAACATAATAATATCTCCTATAATAAATAGAGTATCTGTAAAAATATTTTATACTAAATATAGTGTATATAAACAAATTTGTAAATAATAATTTAATTTATTAATAATGTTTTTATTTTAGCTAATCGTATATTTTCTTCAAGAATCTGATTCCATATGACTTGAAAATCTCTATCTTCTGCTCTATCCCTTGCTTCAATACAATTATCTATTCTTTTTTCCCATGTTCTTTTATCTTCTACATCAAAAGAAACTTTATGTTCTATTTCAAATGTTTTCATTTTCCTTGCCCTCTATATTTTTTATGTTGTCTACGTTTATGTTTATTTAGTGGTCGACTTCTATTGCTGTTACCTATGCTTGTTTTTTTAGGATAGGTTTCTATTTTAGTTTGATTAGATGTTTTTGCCATTGTTTCTCCTATTACTTTTTATTTCTTTTAAATGTTTAAATGGTTTATTTAAATTATATAAATACCAAAAAATATTTTCATATTGTAATAAACATATCAATTTATAATAGCCATTACTCATTTTACCTTTACCACTTTCCCACCGAGCAATACTAGGTTTACTTGCACCCAATAATCTAGCAAATTGTTCTTGAGTAAATTTTAAAGGTAAACTTTTTCTAACTTCTTTTAATGTCATATATTCCATATTAATATCCTAGTTAAGTACACTATGCCCTCTGCCTATTAAACATTGTCTAATTGGTGCAGAATCTTTGTCGCATTGCCACCAAGGCTTATCCCAACAACTAAACTTACTCCCAACTATTTCAGCAGTCAATTCTCGGCATTCTAATATATCCCTAGTAAGCTCTCTTGGTTCTTTGCTTACCCTTGCATCTACAATAGGTTTCCATGTAGGTGTGCAAGCTCCTAAGCTGATTAAACAGCATATTATAATTAATGTTTTCATTTATATCCTCCCCAATATCCAGAATAGTTTTTAGGTTCTTTAACAGATTTATTCATTTGATACAAAGTTACAAAAGTTCCATCTTGTAAAGGTACTACTAATTTTATTCTTCCATCATCTGAAAAATAAATCTTAGAGTCTGCTAATCTTTCAGCAAATTTTTTACTAACTTTTTTCATATTATTTGCTCCTCAATAAGATAGCTTTCAAATTTTTCCATATTGCCATCAAAAAATGTTTTGCCTATAGCTTTTCCCAAAGTAAATTCTTCAATTCTAATATTAATATCATTATTAATGATTGTAACTGTATAATGATATTCTCTATCAGTATGTAGTGATGGAGAATCAATAAACTCATAAATAGGATTACCATCTTTATATTTTAAATTAGCAATTTCATAAATAAAGCTAGGTAATAAATTTGTTGCTTGTTGCGTTTGAATTAAATAAAGAACCCCATATAAATCTTTACCTGCTCCTCCTACATATCCATCCATATGTCTGTAAAAGTTAATTTTAGATGTTTGACTTCTTACTGTTAGTGTTGACCTAGTACTCATTTTATAATTCTCCATATTGTGTTGCTAAATAATTTTCAGATATTTGTTTTTTACCTTGCCACATACTTAAATTGCGTAAATTCCATAAATATTTATACTTTTGTGATAAACCTTTTTTTCTAGCCATATCTAAAGCATTTGAAATTTCTTTTGAGTCTAAGTTAAAACCTGAATTAACCACTATTTCTTCGTAAGAAGATAAAGCATCAGTAGGAATTTTTGCGGGCATATTATGTTGAATCATGCCAATATTATGTTCTGCAAACTTTATATTTTCTTTAATATTTTCAATAACTCTTTGATACATTATATTTCTCCTCCAATTTTTCTCATTTCTTGATTCATTTTAATTTCAATATCAAAGGTATCCCATACAACCTGAATATCTTTTAATCTTCTTTTAATATTTCTAATACAAGCACCTAAATCTGAACTGCCTATACCTTGAGTACCTTCTCTAATAATATCGCCAAAAAGATCTTCTACTTCGGATTCTATAATCATGTCTATTTGTATTGATTTACTGTTATTCATTTTATTCTCCATTTTTAATTATAGCAAAATCGCTATAACTTATTATTACATAAAATATATATTAAGTAAAGCTTTTTTTACTAAAAATAAAAAATATTTTACTATTAATGTTAAAAATGGCTGTTTTCTAGGCTTTTTTATTTAAATTATTTTGAATAATTTTCATATTCTTGATGTAATTTTTGCCATATTTCTAAAGCATGAGAATCAGTTTTAAAATCAGCTCTTGTTCTTACACCTGTAATTGTTCTTATTCCTTGCTGAATACTTGCTATATTATTAGGTTCTATTTCAGGCAATTTAGTTTTCAACCAAGTTCCAAAAGCAATGTCTTGTCCTAGTATTCCTGCTTGTTGAATGGCTTTTATTGATTTGTTGCTTACTTCATTTTTAGTAACATCTAATTTTGCAACAGCAACCCAACAAGATTCTGTAGGTGTAGGAATGCCAAATCTTTCTGTTATTTGTGTAGCTTGTTCTATAGGCACTTCTATTATCATTTGAACAACATTTCTTGTTTTAACAAGTTTAAAATCTGAATATTCTCCTTTAATAACTGCATCTGTCATAGTAATTCTCCTTGCATATTAATTTTTGTTTCTACTTTTTTCTCAGGTTTCCATTGGAAATCGTATAAAGTATAAGGTGGAGAGTTGTTAAATTTAGATTTAATAGGTTTAGAATCTGGGTTTCCTGCTAATTTATATTTGCATAAATCAGCATTAATGGTCATTTGTAAACCTTCAAAAACTATAATTAACCCCCCTTTTTTTATTGCTGTTTCTAAATCTGTATTTTTTACAGATACTCTGTTATTCCAAATCTTTTTTACCTTAACTTTTTTCATTAGAACTCCTCATTATTGTATGGGCTAGTTACCCAGAAATATTCTGCTTTAAGTTGTCCATAATCTTTCAAATCTGTAATGTCTTGAAAAAATTTAAATTCATTACCTTTTAAGTGTAACTTTCTATGGCATCTAACACATAAAGGAACACAATCTTTATCTCCTGCCCTTAAACCCATACCTCTCTTACTATATAAAGGTTTAAGTAAATGATGTACTTGTATATCATTAGAACAAAAACCTTTTGTATAGCTTTGCAAGATGCAAGGTTTTTCGGCAAGCCAAAGAAGGTGTTTCTTATTGGTGTATCGCATTAGAAAGATATATCATCTTCTATAAAACCTTGATTAGAAACATCTTCTACTTTTGGTTTATACTCTTGTATCTTTACAGATAAATAATTATTACCTTTAGCAGATTGTCTATTCCAAACAGCTATAGCCATATTTTTGCTTGGTGTATTAACTTCTACAATCCCTTTACCATTAGGTGCTTTATCATTGTCAGATACATTAGGCTTAATAGTAGCAATCTCTTGCACTAAAACTGTAACATCTTGCCCTTGTGCATTTTTTCTATTAATAGCCAGAACTCGTCTATCTTTACCTTCAATATTGATAGTACCTTGTTTTACAACTTTAGGCACTTCTCCTTCTCTTAGTTCGAATAAAGCCCCAGAATTTGTATTATCGTATTGTGTCATTGTTTCCTCCTATATTATTTTTTTAATTAAATTATCTAATTCAGTAAAAACTTTTGCTTTTACTTTGGCATTTATTGACTTTTCTGCTTGTATTTTTTCATTTATCTTAATAATTTCATTTTTATTTGCTTTTAAATAATCATTATGAACTTTAGACATTTCTGCTAAATAGGTTTCATACTTACTGCATGTTTTAAGTTTACTGCCATCTAAATCATAAATATCATAAGACATACTAAAAGTTTGAGTAGGCATTTCATTCGATTTAGACTTAGGTTGAACAGCTTTATTACCATCATCATCTTCTTCTCCTACCATACCAAGCATGGCTTGTAATCCATAACGTCTAGCATAGGTAATCGCACTACCTAATTTCTGTGCATCATCTGGATCTTTAAGTTTTAAAGGTACTCCTCCATCTTCTATATATTGACCAGATTTATGAAAAATTCTTGTAACTAAACATGATACATTATCTTTAGTTATATTTAATTGCATAACACCTAAATCATATTTTGCTAGAGTCTTTTTAGCTATGTTTAAACTGTCCTCTAAAGTAGCATATTTACTTTTAAAAAAAGGATTGTTAGCACTTTTCTTAGGATTAGACATTTCATTTGTTGCTTTAACTAATTGACTATATAACAAGTCATTAGTGTTAAAATTTAAATCTTCTGCTGTAGTCATATTATATCTCCCATATTTTTTTAGCTTCATTAATTTTTGTACTGTTCCATCTCCAATCATCAAAATCTGGTATTAATATTTTACATAATTCTTGAGTATCATTAGATAGTGATAAAAACTTTCTAAGACCTAAAGCAGATTTTTTTATGATTTCTAAATGTGGTTTTGGATTTTTAAGCTTCATACAAATAGTTTCTTTTCTAGTAATAAGGTCAATCCACAACTCTGTGTTTTCATTACCTATAGCATGACCATATAAAGCTAACTGTCTTGCATGAGCGTTAGTCATCTCATTGATTCTTTTACTAGATGTTTTGCAATCTCTTATTTGGTGATTATTATCTAATGTACCAAATTCAAAATCTACATAACCTATAAACGGTATTTCTATTTCTTCAAATTCAACTTCTATTTTTCTTTGATAACTAGTACATTCTGGTAAACTTCTAAAATGTTCTATTCCTGCATTAATATATTCTGGAATAGTTTTTCTTTCTTTTTCTATTTTTATAAGGTCGCCATCAAGTTCATTTCTATCATCAAACTCTTGGTAGGCTATTTCTGTAAAAAGTTTATTAGGTGCTACTTTATCAAACAAAGCTTTTTCAAAGGCTACTTCTAAAGCAGAGCCTCTCCAAGCAGAAGCACCATACTCATCAAATCCACCTGCTATTTTATATAGATAAGATGCAGGGCTACTAATCCATTGATTTATACTTGATATACTTAAATGTTCTATACCATGCCAAGCAAAAGGACTATTGCTTTTTCTAGGGGTAGGCATTCTATGGCTTGTTGTCATATTTTTTCTCCTTGCGATTTACGACTTTTTATTATAAATAATAATATATATTAATATTATAAAAAAGTAAATTATTTTTTTAATTAATTAAAAGATTGTTGTAAAAATGGAAACTTATTTTAAATATAGAAATAAACCTACTACGGTAGATGGAATAAAATTTCATAGTAAAAAAGAGGCTAAAAGGTATCAAGATTTAAAATTGTTAGAACTAGGTAAAGTAATATCAAACTTAGAATTGCAACCTGTAATACCTCTTATGGTCAATGGAGTTAAGATTGGCAGATACACAGGTGATTTTAAATATATAGAAAATGGAAAAGAAGTTATTGAAGATGTTAAAAGTAAAGCAACAAAAACAAGAGATTATATGCTAAGAAAAAAGATTTTAGCTACTTATGATCCACCTATTCATATTAAAGAAATCTAAGCAGGATAGATATATATATTTCTTGGGGAGAGAATATTAGGTTCTATCCTGCCAGATAGAGAAACATATAAAAGCAGATTTATACAAATTTAGCAAAAACAGTATAATACGGATAATTTTTTAACATTTCAAAGTAGTCGATTATCATGAATCTGCTTTTATATGTAAATCTTTATTAACATTTTATATAACTAATAACAAGTTTAAAATTATATACTTGTTTTTTTTTTTTATATATATAATAATTAAATTAGCAAAAACAAAAGGATTAATTTTAACATAAAAAGTTATATCCTATACTGTTTTTTAATTTAAATTTTAAGTATTTGATATGAACTATAAATTATTTAAAAAAATTATGAATATGAACTTTCCAGATTCCTATACTAAATTGGTTATGGTTTCTTTGACTTATTTTACAGAAGATGGCAAAAGAGAGTGTTCTCCAACAAATAAACAATTAACTGCCAGATGCTCTATGGCTAGGTCAACAGTAGCATTAAAATTAAATTGGTTAGAAAATAATGGTTTTATTAGCAGATTACGTAGAGAAGATGCTTCTGGAGGATGTATTAGTACAAAATATCATATTCATGTAATAGTTGATAATTCAATATCAATTCCAAAAAGATTTTAAGGAAAAAAATATGAAAGAAATAAAAATTAATCAAAATAGAGATTTTAAGGGGGTATGGATACCTAAAGAAATATGGCTTAATCAAGATTTATCATGGATGGAAAAACTATTTTTAGTAGAAATATATTCTTTATGTGATAATGAAGAAACTGATGTTAAAAATTCACATTTTGCAGAAGTTTTTGGTTATTCAAAAAATAGATCATCTGAAATAATAACTTCTCTACATAAAAAAAAATATATTCATATAGAACATATCTATAAAAAAAAGGGAATAATAAAAAGAATTATAAGGATTTTGCCATGAGTAATAATAAATATAGTCGTAAAAAAGAAGGTTTATGGATTCCAAAAATTATGGAAGAAGATAAAAATTTATCTATTGTCGAAAGGTGTTTTTTAGCAGAAATAAATTCTTTGGATAATGAAGAAGGTTGTTATGCTTCTAATGAACATTTTGCTAATTGGTCACATTTAACTAAAAATAGATGTTCTGAAATAATTACCAAATTGATAGAAAAAAATTATATTACTAGAGAATTAATTTATGAAGGTAAAGAGATAAAGAAAAGAATATTGAGAATATCTAAGGATTCTTACTATGGGACATTAGAATCAAAAGAGTTTAAAGAAAAGTTTATTAATGATAAAAAACAGTATAATAATTTATCGAATGGGTACTCGGAAAATAATGATAGGGTAGTCGGAGATGTTACAAAGGGGTACTCGGAAAAAAAGGATAGGGTAGTCGGAAAATACGAAAGAGAGAATACAATTAATAATACAAATATAAATAAAAATTATAATAAAAAGATTTCTGCCGATAGTAATTATTGTAAAACTTTTGAAATTATATGGAAAAACTATCCCAATAAAAAAGGTAAAGCTATTGCTTATAAAAAATATCTTATGGCAGTAAAAAAATATGGAAAAGATGAGATTTTAAACCGTAGTAGAATTGTTATTGAAGATTATAATATACAAATAAATCGTAAAGAACTTGAAACAAAATATATACCTCATCTAAGTACATTTTTTTATCAGGAAAGATATCAAGATTGGGAAGTTATTGAAGAACAGAATAAACCAAAAAGGTTGACTAAGAACCAAATGGCAGGTTAAGATATTATAAATTTTATAGTTTTGAGAGATTACAGTAAATTTAATTCTTTAATTTATGGGGATAAACAAAGTATTTTTTTTAATTT